CAGACCCGCCAAACCAGAATTTATGGCGGCAAATGCACCGACAAACGGCGTCACAAACACATCGCCAAACGCCGAAAACGCATCGCTGGATCGCTTGCCGGCCGCATCTACTTCCTCTAGGGCAAACGCCAAATTGTCCAGCTGATCTACGCGGATGTCTCCAAGGTCAGCCTTAAGTGCGGCCAAGTTGCCGTTTAACTCTCCAACACCTCGAGCAAGCTCATACGCCCGATCTTTGGCTTCAAGAAATTCAGTGCCCAAGTTGTAAGCCAGAAGTGCGCCGCCAACAAAAGGGTTGGTCAGGCCAAGCACCGCAGCAGCAGCCGTTCCGGCGGCACCGCCACCTAAAGCCAAACCAACACCCATGGCCTTTGCAGCCAGCACCAGCGTGCGCGCCGTCATGGTGGCTTTCAAAGCACCTACGGCGAAATCTTTCAGCCCTGCCGGGCTGCGCAGCGCGCTAAACACTTTCCATTGCAGGTATGTGTACGCAACGTCTTTGCCAAACGCGATCACAGACACGCCGGCATCTGCCACTGACTTGGTAGCGTTTCCGACGCCTTCGATGGCGCCGGAAAGGCCGTTGATGACGCGTTCGGCGCCGCTTGCAGCCCTAGCCATGTCTTCGGCACTGCTGGTGGCTTTTTTTAGTTCTGCGTCAGCCTTGGTCACGGCCCTGGCGTACACCTCTTGCGACAAAAGCCCCTTGGCAAGCATCTTGTCTAGCTTGCCAATCGTGTCTGCGTAGACTTCTGTTGGTGTTCGCAATTCCTTGGTGATCTTGGCAGCTTCGCGGAATTCCGCCGACGCGCGCTGCGCGCCGTTGCCAACATTTTCCAGTTGCTTGACGGCCTCCTTAACGCCGGCATCCATGCCGCTGGCGTTAGCGCTCAGCTGAAATGCCAGATCCATTTTGGCCATTGGATAACCCGCTCAACTTGGAAAGTTCTGCCGCTATTTCGGCCGAAGTCATCGGTGATTTGTAAATCGGTATGAAATCGTCTGGGTGCGGCGGTTTGCCTTTGCAGTACTGCGCAGCCGACATTGCCGCTAAAACGCCGGTCTGCCTCCACGGCCGTGGGATCGGCTCAAAAAACCGATCTAGGGCCATCCACTCTCGCAATTCCCCGACCGTCATTCGCGTGCCAAGCTCTGCAGCTGTCATGCCTAGATGGCCTGCCAACAGCAACACAAACACGCGATCAGGCCGGGCCTTTAGTTTTTTGCTGTTTCCTCCACGCTGGAATCAGAAAGGTTGTTGTGATCCATCGCCAGTTTCCACAGGCGATTGACCACCTTTGCTGACTTGGTCGCCAGTTTGGTCACGTCCCCGTTGTCAAACAGTCGATTGCCAGATTCATCAACCAAACAGCGCACCAAGAACTTGGTGCGGAAATCGTCCACTCCGGTTTCCTTTTTCCTCAGCCATTCGTTTTCGTAGGCGTCTCGCTCTCCAACACTCATGACGCGAATAAACACAATTCCAGGTTTGCCTTCAGCGTCTTTCCATTCCGGCACTTCAACTCGCAGTGAATTTGCATCATCAGCGCCGAAAATTTGATCTTTCGTCAAACCCATAACTAGCGGCCTCCCAGTTTGAATGTGGCGGTGAATTCCTGCAGTTCGCCGGTTGACGCAGACCATTCCAAAGTTTGGAAAATGGCGTGCGCGTCAGACCACGAAACGCCGGCACCGCCTATTGATAAGGCAGCCGTCAAGCCAACGTTGGTTGAAGACATCGCGGCCGTTGCACGCGCCCGAACTGAAACGCTGCCGGGATCGCCGTCGGCTGGGGAAAACACTTTGGCCCTAGCCGTAGACGTGCGTGGCGTCACGTCCACAACATCTGCGGATATGCCAGACACGCTTACGCTGACGATTTCGCCAAGCGTGGCGCCGCCCCACGTTACGGTAGTGCCCTGCGAGACGAACGCCACGGCCGCCCCCAGGTGTCACTGCACCTTGAAGGTGGCGTTGCCCTTGATCAATTCGCCTACGGCATAGGTGACAGACCCGCCAGATGTCGTTGCCGCGTAGGTTGCACCTGCAAAGGCCAACGTTCCACTACTGCCAACGGTGATGGCGGCCGATCCAAAGTAGTCAACCGTGATTTCGTTGTCCTTCAGCGCCGGCGAAATGTAGGTGCGGTTGGCGCCGCTGGCCAGGCCGAGGTGCGACGTTTCCAGCAGATCGCCACCGTAGTTCACGGCCACGTTGGTGGCTGTGTAGGTGCTGCCCGCAAACACAAAATTGTTGCCCTGTGAGTCCGACGCTGGCATGGCAAAATCGCTCCTGTGGTTTTTGGGCTGTGCCCTACGTGTTTTTTAGCGGTGCTGGCCGCAATCCTTGCAGCGTCAGCCGGCGGCTTTTTTTAGGGCTTGATCGGCAAGGTTTTCCATTTCAGACTTAAGATTTGCTGTCATTTGCCCAAGCGTGGATTCATACGCTCTCGTCACCGGGTGAAAGGCTGGCATTTTTCCGACCACGCCACCAGGCATACGCCGCACAAAGTTTTGCGGGTATTGGGCCGGGCCAGTCCATTTGCCGCGCTTTTCAAATGAAGAAAACACCTTGGCCCGTTTAAGCTTGCGTTTTTTTGTGCCAAACTCCACCAAATGGGAATGCTGAGCCACTCCTTTCACGAATCCCACCAGCGCCACGCCAACGCCATACGGGCCGTTTTGGTATGTCTCCGTTTTGACAGCAACGGCCGCCTGGAGGTGGCCTGTGACGCGGCCAAGTTTGCTGACATTCATTCGCAAGGCTGCTAGGCCGGGCGCAGCTGCTCGCCGGCACGCTTCAGCCTGTGCGGAAGCGCTGATGTGCAGCGGAATCTTTTCCAAGGCCAATTGAATGTGCGCCTGTTGCGGTGCGGCGGCCCTGCCAGAAGCGCGTTGTTGGTCGCTCCACTCAATGGTGACAGCCGGAACGCTCATCACGTAGCCTCTGTGACGCGGAAATCAATCGACTGCTGTACGTTGTAGTAAGGCAGCATTTGATCATCAGCCGGCATTTCTACGCCGTCAGATTCGGTTTGCAGCGTGGTTCGTGTGATCGTCACGCCAGACGTGGTTCCCGTCCAGCCATCCACCGCCAGCCGTACGGCCCGCGAAAGGCTTTTGACGCTGCTGTACGACGTGCCATAGCTTGTCAGTTGAATGGTGATGATTGGTTGACCAACGTTGCCTGACAGAGACTGTGGGCGTTGCACTGCGGTGCGTTGATACACCACCAACGGCAACGCCGTTCCAGTGGGCGCCAGCATCGGAAACACTTTGCTTCCGATAAGCGAAGAAACCGCCGTCTGGCTTGTCAGCCGCTGGTACAGAAACGCTTCTGGTGCTTCCACTAGGCTCATGCGGTGACCTTTTCAGTGCAAATGGCTTCATGAATCCATTGGCGTTCACGCTCGTTTACCTGCCCTATTTCCAGCGTTCTGCCGTCGTAAATGATTCTCATGCTTGAGGTGAACCCGTCCAGATATCGCAGCGTCACCTTGTGCGTAGACAAGCCGATTGTTTCCGCGTAGCGCTCGGCTTCTCTGCCTCCCAACGGCTGAATATCGGCCCACACGGTTGCATACGTGGCCCACGTCAGCGTTGATTCGCCAACCTCGTTCTGCGTTGACGTGGGCTGCTCCACGGTAATGCGTGCCCACAGGTCGCCGGCGTCAAGAGGCATTACCGGTAGCTCCCCCAACGCATGGTGTCCAAAAGCGATTTGACCCCAAACGGCACTTCTGTCAGTGCCGCTTCTGCCGACGCTTCGCGGTTGCGCCACAGGTGTGCCACAAGCATCAGCAGGGCAGCCTTGATCGACCCTGGAACGTTTGTGCCGTCGCTTGAGTAGCCAGCCCACCACGTCACCGCCACGCTGTTTTGATCGACCAGATGGCTTGGCCACGTGTTGCCGTACAACGGCCGCACGGCTCCAGGCGTCTGCGTCCTGTCAACACGGTATTGCGTGGTATCCAACGTGGCCGTTGTGCCGCTCACGGCCGGTGTGTATGCAATCGTCACTGCCGTAGCCGTGCCGGCCTGCACCATTGGCGGCCTGGGAAGCTCCACGTCAAGATTGGGCACAGTGCCCTGGCGGCCTTCAATGTTGTTGCCGTCAGCACGCAAACCGAACTGCGCAGGGCTTCCAACCGGCCCATAGAAACTATCGGTGCGAAGCGTCCACTGCGTATAGCACAGGGTGCGGTCTAGATATTCCTCGCACCACACGCGGGCGGCCGTGATCAACGACGCAATAAGCGTGTCTTCGCTGCTCGTATCAATGCGCAGGTGTGCCTTTGCCTGTGTCAGCGTCACAGGCTCATTGGCAGGCTCGGTGGCCCGCACCAGGCTGCGGTATCTCATTTCCGGCGTCTCCGTGGCGTAGCGTCTGCCGTTCGCACCTCTGACAGTTCGAGCGTGGCCGTCTCAAGTAGCTGCGGCTGTTCGTCCACGGCGGCTATCTGGGCGTAAATCAGCGACTTGGCCGGGCCGCGATCCATTTCAATCACGTTGCCGCGCCGGTAAACGGAATACGGACGTAGGAACCGAATGCGTATGCGATCGCTCATGCTGCTGATGACTCCCCGTGTTCCACGCTGCCCCACGCTTCCGACGGGCGCCTGCCGCCCAATCGCCAATAGTCGTTCGGCGTCTGAAACACTGGTTTCAGATCCCGTCCTGGCCAAGTGATCTTCAGTTCGCAATGCCCCACGGCGATCTGCGGGGCGATGCCCAGCGTGTTGCCGCTGGCCTTCCACTGGCGCCAAAAGTGAATGTCGGGATCTACTCGAGGTGCTTCCCCCTCGGCCACGTCGCCCCAATGGCCATTGGCGGCAGGCGTTCCCAGAAACCACGGCGTTTGCGTCCGCTTGAGCGCTGAGGAACGCAGCAGCGTGCAGCCGAAATGGGCTGTATCCACCGGCTGAATCGTGGCCTCAAACCACGTGTTCGGCAGCTGCACCATCCCGATCTTGTGGCCGTGGCCCTCGGGCGTGAACATCGGCACGCCTTCGTCGCGTTTGGTCTGCATAGGCGCCACGGCGTCGTATCCGCTGACCATCGCCGCCACCATCAGCCGCTGCAGGGTGTCGGCCTCAAAGACGGTGTCGAAATCGCAGCACAGAATCCAATCGGTGCGGTCGATCATGTC